AACCCGTGACAAAGAATGCCGCACGCGTTGCCCCGCTGTCGTAGGTCACGCGAAGGGCTATCCCTGTCACTGCTGAATCGACCACCATCGACAGGAAGTCGTTGCTTCCGCTGGTCAGCGTGCTACTCACTGGCCTGTTGCTCACCACCTTCAATGCCACAGCGTCACCGCTCACCGTTGCCGCATAGTAGGTCGTTGGCGCGGCAATGGCTGTGTTGTAGTCCTGTTGCCTGAACGCCGCCTGCCACGCGATGACTGAACCTGTTGTTGTTCCTGTCGCTACTGTTGGCGGTGAACCGTACTCTTCACGAAAGGTCAGGTTCGCCTTCACCGCATATCCTCCCGACTGCCAGCCGCTTGTGGTTTGCGGAACTGCTGGCAATATCAGCGTTTCAACGACTTTGCTCACGCCAAAAAATCCGTAGCTTGTCGTTGGCAGTTTGTCGCATTTCAATCGTGCGCTTGCCGTGCTTCCACTTACATCGCAGATGTAGCGGAAGTTTGCAGATGCGGTTAGGTTACTGCTGACCACCACAACATCGCTGTTGCCGACAGGAAGTAAGGCGGGAAGGGAGGATACAATCGTTATGCTCATCGTCTGGTTGCTGTTTGTTTGCCAAATTCGGAAAGTAGGCGCAGGCTTATCTTTTGCCCTGTGATGTCGGCAATGGTCACGGTTAATTCGTTCACTCGCTTGTCGGTCATCGTATCCGTGTAGAATGGTCGCGGCTCAATGCCTCGCCTCTTGATGGCGCGCGCTATGTTGTACGCGGCCTCGTCAATCTCCTCCTTCGGGATGCCCAACGCCTTGTCAATCGCCCACTTGCGGATTGCCGCCACGTGCCGCTTGCTGGGCCTGATGTAGCGGAAACTGAACGGCCTGCCGCGCTTGTTCTGCACACCATCCACGCCGTAGTTCACATAGGCCCAATACTCCGCACCTTCAAGGTCAATCTTCAACGCCTGACCATCAAGTCGGAAGTCGGAAGCACGGAACGACTGGCGAAGGTTTAGCGTGGCGGTAGCATCGTACCTATCCACTGCTTTATTCATCGCCGCAATCGCGTCATTAAGCCACCGTAGTACTGCGCTCTTTACATCCTTGCTGTCGGTCAGGCTAACGGATTCGGTAACGTCCGAGCCCTTGCTGGAAAGCTGACTGGTTAAACTTACATCGAACTTCATCAGCTATAAATACCACTGCCCGCAAATGTGTGCTATTGCAGGTCAATCCATCCACTTGCCATCGTGCATCAAGTGCCACCATCGATGACGCAACACCTGCACAATCAAGTCAAACAAGGAATTGGCGTAGTACACGCCCGCACCGCAGTGCAGTTCAAATTTGTAGTTGGTTTTCATATTCATTGTAAATCTTTCGCCAATCTCACGTAATTCATAAACTGTCGCGCTGGCATCGCAAACACCGCATCCATTTTGAGCGGGTCGCGTTTGGCAATCAGCACATACGCAACGCCAAGCCATCCGTAGTCGGGTTTGGCTATTCCTTGGCCGCTATCTTCTTCTTCGCCTCCACGAAATAGGTCTGCATAATCTTCAATAAAGGTTCGGAATGACGCAAAAAAAAACAGGCAAAACCCCACACGTCAGCCATCTTCGCCTTCTTCATCGCCTCCGCCCTGTCGGCGTGCTTGCCGCCATCATACGCCAATGTCTTGCCATACCAAGTGACCTCACGCGTTAAACTGGCGAGCAACAGGTGCAGATTGGCAACTACTTCCCTATCGCTGGTCAGCTGATAGTTTAGCAGTTCCATCATCTGCCCTGCGCTCATCTGGTCGATGAACCACTCCATCCTGTAACGCTTGCCGCCAATGCGAACCACCCGCTTGGCAGGTAGCATCGACAGCGCACCGCACTCCTCATCAATGACAGCCGCCCTTGCGTTTAGTTGTTCAATCGTCCACCCTTCAACAGCATTTTGGTCGAAGCCATCCACGATGCAGACAGTGTTGACTTTTTTCCGCAATGCGCCCATATCAGGGTCAATGGCGGTCAGTTCTTGGAACTGCGATACGGTTAGGCGGTTCAGTAGTTTCATAGCAGGTAATTCACGTAGTAGCCATAAGCGTTGTCGCCAATCAGCAGGTTTAGTTCAGGATAACGCTCTTGCATTATTGCTGGCGTAAGGTCAGGCTGGTGGTGCGTTTCGTAAACATTGCCCTCCCATTCGCCTTGTTCGTACAAAAATGGCACGGCTATCATTACGCTCTTGCCTTCAATGCGGTTCAGCAGTTGCCGCCCTTCGTCTGCGGTTAAGTGCTCAAAGACATCGCCCATAATCAGGTAGGTATATGGCGTTACGTCAAAGGTGCGGATGTCAGCGATAAACAAATTGCGGTACAGGTTACGCAAGCCAAAGCGTTCAACATAAGGCTCGTAAATCTCGCACCCATCCATTTCGACATCAGATAGCATTTGCGCGTATGTGCCGCAACCGCAACCCACATCAAGCACGTTATCAGTGGCTCGCAACTTGGCGCGGATGTGTTTAGCGACCAAATCCTTATACATCGGGTAAGAGTATGGCATTAGTGTCTGACTTTGTACATAACCTCATCGGCTACAATAAACCGCGAATATATGCCTTGTAGCTTTTGCACCATATCAAAATCCTCACCATCCCTGTTGCTATCAAACAATATTTTTGGCTCTCGCATTTTGTAGGCAAACGAAATACCAACATTGCAGAAGTACATTCTTGAATCGTGAGGCAATGGAATTACAACACCATTCGGGTACTTCATACGAAAAACAACCGCGTCAAATTCTTTGTATTTGGATAGTAGCTTTTCAACATAGCCATGCATCAAGGTGTCATCATCATCAAGAAATGCGACCCACTCCGTATCCACAGTTTCAATACCGATATTGCGAACCAAGCCCGCCATTCCTGTTTGCCCAAAACCGCCCAGCTTATTCGCTCTAATTGTGCGGATGCGTGGGTCGTCAAAATCAAAACCATCTACGCCATCGTAAACAATGATGCATTGCCAATTTGGGTTCGACTGCATTATCAATGAATCAATCGAAGCCTGTAAAGTAGGTCGATTTACGGAAGGAATTACAAATGTTACGCCGTGCTTCATAACGCAAATCTACATAATTACGTACTTCCCGCCCGCACTCTGCGATAGCTTGTTCAATGCAACGTAGCGCACCGCATCGATAGCGTGATTGTACTTGTCAATCGGCACTCCCAACGATGCACCCGTGCGGTCCGTGTCCCAAGTGTAGTTCCTCAACTCTTTAATCAGATTCACGCTACTCTTGGTCACCTGAATGCTGAACCTGTGCAAGATGTCGATGCTGTTGCGGATGCTGTCCTGACCCTTCTGCGCGGCCTTGATGTTGAAGCCAAGCCTATGCACCTCCTCGATGCTTTTGGGTTCTGCTGAATCCGCGACAATCTCCCACGCCCGATTGATGCCGAACTCCCGCAATTTGGTCGCGATGTCCTGATTGGTCAGGTTGTTGCTGTACAAAAGCTCGTGCAAAGTCAGCGTATCGCCTGACCGATAGACCGCCACCAGTGCAGTCGGGTCTAACGTGTACCCCCAGTCCAAGCCCATCGCAACCAGTTTGGATGTCGTGTAGTTAATCTCATCCACCTGCGTCCAGTCGCTGAATATCACGCCCTGCACACTGCCGACTTGACCCAAGCCGTACACCCTCCACCTGTTCGCCCAATAGCTGGATGTTTCCGCCTTCTCCCTTGCCTCTTCGATGTCCTTGCGTATCGTGTCGGGTAGTGCTTCGTTATCGAGATAGGTCAATATCAGCAGTTCGCTATCCGCTTCCCTCAGGACCTCCGTATGCGCCCAAAATTCGTGCGTTGGGTTGTAGTCGATGTAGATTGTCCCGCTCGTACGGATGGCTAACTGGTAGTAGCTCTCAAAGTCGATGTTGTTTGCTTCGTTTATGTACAGCACCTGACGCCTTGCACCTCTGAGCCTTCCTTCGCTATCTGCGCTGAAAAACTCGATGGTGCTTCCGTTGGCGAAGTGGTACGTCAGCAGGGTTTTATTCCAGCGGTCAGCGGACCAGCGTCCTGTAACCTGCATCACCTTGGCAAAGTCCTTGATTGCACCCCTTCGCAAATGCGGCACTGATTCGGATACTACGCTGATTTCGGTCTTTGCCTTGGCGGCTATGTCAATTAGTATGGAGAGGATGGCGATTGTTTTTCCTGCACTTGTGCCGCCTTGGATGACCTTCTTGCGAGCGGTCATCTGCCGAATGCGCTTTATCGCTGTTGTGTACTTAAATTCCAATCTGCTTAATCTTCTCAATGTAAACCACCGCATCCATCAACTCCTCTTGCAGATGCTGAATCCACTGGGCTAATGTCAGGTCATTGCGCTCCATTGTCGTGCCGTACTTGCGCTTGCCCGCCTCCGCTCTTGTCCGAAATTGGTCAATGACTGATTCGACTATGCGGTCACTCACGCAAACAAAAATTGATGCAGTTCTTCCACCGTGCGGCAAATCTCTTTCCCATCCTTATCCCACATCTGCAACTGCTCACGTCTCCCAAAGTCCTTCTCGTACATCCACCAAGAAAGGGTTTCGTATTGATGCTCATCGAAGACGTGCTTCAACAGCAGGTCGATGACTTCTTGTGCGCTCTCTCCAAATTCGGATAAGTCGATGCCAAGCCTGTAAGCCTCCCGCGTCCGCTTGTTGTCCGCATCCATCAAATTCAGCAGGTGTTGTAGTTCAGGTAGGGTCATAGGTCGTCACCAAATAGCGGCTGTTCGATATGTACCTTCTGCTCTTGCTTGTCAGCCAAGCCAAGCACCCTGACTGCGATGGCACTGTTGTACACATTCGCACCACTGCCCTCAACCATATCGCGGTCACAGGTCGCGCGTATGCGGGTAAGGATGGGGACAAACGCCTCGTGATGCTCGCCTTCGCCCTTCTGGTATCTTGACAAATCAAAGCACCACCCTTCTTCTGCAAGGTAGCCTTCAAACCCCCTAAACGTCAGCGGTCGCTCCTTCTCGCGGTACACCATTGCACCATCTTTGCCCACATAATCTTGCACGCGGTAAGGGTTTGCTTTCGTCCACGCTTTGTAGGTGCAGAACAAATCCCACAGCTGTTCAGGACTTTCAAACGCGGGTGGCCTTCCTACTTTCTTCATACCTCAACCGAATTCATTATGTCAATAATCTTCTCGCAAATCGCCACCTTCGCGTGTAGTGCGTTGGGTGCATCGCAGTCGTTCAATGAATCCAATATGTTGGCCATATCGGTCATAAGCGCGCCAATGTTCACGAGCTTGGACATATGCAGGTCGTGTTCTTCTTGCTTGCTATTTTTCGTCAAGTTCGCCAAGTTCTTTCAGTTTATTGCGTGACCATCCCAATGCGGCCTTTCCGCCCCAAAGCAGGTAGCTGATGTAGCCGCAGTCGCTGGTTGAATCTGCGTTGTCGTAGTAGGTTTCAGCACGCGACAGGTAGCTGTGCATCCGCTTGATTGTTTCAAGGCTTATCCCTTCACCTGATGCTAATTGACGCGCTCTGACCTTGCCAGTTTGGGTTGCGCATTTGTTGCCATTGCGCTCGTTTAGTTCGATGCCGCGCCTCGCGTTGTTGCGCACTCCCTGACCGTAGTCCGCGTAGGTGTCGGCAAACTTCTGCTCATACTGCGAATTGCAGACAGCGTAGCGGGTTGTGTTGTCGGGAAACTCCGCACGTGCTTTCTCGTCACCCATACAACGCTGGATGAAGTCGCTCTTGCTTTCGTTGTCAGTTGGCTTCGGTAGTGGCATCGCTTCCGTTTACATTAAATACCACATCGCGCTCTTTTACACAATGCTCCGCGTGAGCCACCAGTTCAGACAAGCGGCCAACGGCACAGGTTGCGCACCACCAGTCCGTGCGCGGAATGCCAAGGCTAATCGCGGCCGCTTGCAAAGTGTTCACCTCCGCAGGTGTAAGGCGTAGCGACTTGGTTGCGCGGTAGCCTTCCAGTTTCGGCTTGAGTGCCAGTACGTCAAGAATCTGTTTCGGGGTCATTCGGTTAGCTTTATGATGATGATGGCAAGTGCGGCAGATGCCAA